GTACATACAATGACAATTTACTACAACGCGCAGGACAGAAAACCGCTTGTGAAAGCCATCAGCGAGTTCACGGGAGCAGACGCAGTTTACATGAGAACCCCGACCTACGCATACCAAATCGACTATTTCACGGTGACCCGTGAGGGCAACCTCGAATTTGACGACAGAGCCGACAGCGAGGAAATCGAGGGTCTGATTGAATTCCTTGCAGAGCGTGGATTTATCGCCGAGGTTGCCGCCACAAGCGCCACAGAGCAGCCGGAAACGGCAAGCGAGGAAGTATCCGCAGACACCGACAGCGCCGAACACGGCGAATCTGTGGGGCTTACGGTGGAAGTTCCGCTTGAGGGTACTGCGGTGGATAACCTTACCAAGCTGCTAGAGGCAAAAGGCAGACTTATCCGCAGAGCCTTAGCGGTGGACAGCCTACCGATTGAGGTCACGGACAGCACGGTGAAATTCCCGTGGTTCGCCGAGTGCGGCACTGACGAGTGCAAAGCGTACACGCATTTCATTTCGGCGCTCTGCGAACTCGCCGCAAATGCAAAGCGGGTCACGGCAAAGGAAAAGGAAACCGACAACGATAAGTATGCGTTCCGCTGCTTTCTCCTGCGGCTGGGGTTCATCGGTTCGGAGTACAAAGCAGAGCGGAAGATACTGCTGAGAAATCTCACAGGCTCATCGGCTTTCAGGAATGGAGGTGCTGCAAATGAAGTTTCCGAGTAAAGCAACAATCGAACAGTACCGCCGAGAGTACCCAGTCGGCTGCCGAGTTGAGCTAATATCAATGGACGACCCGCAAGCTCCTCCGAAAGGCACAAGAGGTACGGTTCGAGGGGTCGATGACGCGGGAAATCTGCTTGTTCGGTGGGATAACGGCTCGGGGCTGAATGCTGTTCTCGGTGTTGATGTAGTTCGCAAAATCCATGGCTGATATACACAATTTCTGCGTGTGTATTTCGTTCAATATATTGTGGTAAAGCCGCTTGATATATACTGCTTTTAGAGTTAATATGTGTACACCGAAAGGGAAATACACAAACGGAGGACATCACAATGAACGAAAAAACCACCAAGCAGATCAAGGAAATGATGAACCAGACCATAGGGGTCGAGGTTGAAATGAATAACATTACAAGAACAAAAGCCGCGCAGCTTGCCGCCGAGTTCTTCGGAACAGGCAGACACGAGCACACCGCAGGTCGCAACGGTTACGATACCTACTCCGCATGGGACGGCGAGGGTCGCGAGTGGAAGTTTCAGAAGGACGTGAGCATTGCGGGACCCGACAGCGAGAAATGCGAAATGGTTACCCCAATCCTCACCTACAAGGATATGGAAACCTTGCAGGAGCTTATCCGCAGACTTCGGAAAGCGGGCGCAAAGAGCGACGCGACAAGGGGCTGCGGAGTTCACATTCACATAGGCGCCAAGGGTCACACGCCGCAGAGCCTGCGAAACCTTGCAAACATTATGGCAAGTCATGAAAGCCTGCTCGCAAGCGCACTGAACCTCGACAGAAGCCGCATGAGCCGCTACTGCCGCACGGTCAGCAAGGATTTCCTGGTGGAACTCAACCGCAAAAAGCCAAAAACCATGGCGGCGCTTGCGGACACCTGGTACGGCAGTCAGAATGCGGATTACGGCAGGTCGGCGCACTACAACGAAAGTCGCTACCATATGCTGAACCTCCACGCCACATTCACCAAAGGCACAATCGAGTTTCGGCTCTTTCAGTTTGACGCGCCCTCGGGCGACAAGAATAACGGACTTCACGCAGGTCAGCTGAAAAGCTACATTCAGCTTTGCCTGGCTCTCAGCCAGCTTGCAAAGCAGGTCAAAACTGCAAGTGCAAATCCTCAGCAGACTGAAAACCCCAAGTACGCAATGAGAACATGGCTTTTACGGCTCGGATTCATCGGCGATGAATTCAAGACCGCAAGGGAACTTTACACCAAGCGGCTCGAGGGCGATACGGCTTTCAGAAATGGCAGACCGCAGTAATCAGCTTCCTGCCCCCAATTCCCCCACTCGGGGCTTTTGGTGGTAGAAAGGTGATTTCTGAAACTGAACCTTTCGGAAAGGAAAACACTATGAAACGTTATTACTTAGCCTACGGCAGCAACTTGAATGTTCGGCAAATGGCATGGCGGTGTCCTACGGCAAAGGCTGTGGGAATTGCGGTTATCAAGGATTACGAACTGCTTTTCAAGGGCAGCAAGACAGGCGTTTACCTCACAATCGAACCGAAATCGGGAGCGGAAGTTCCTGTCGCAGTCTGGTCGGTTGAACTTGCCGATGAGAAACGGCTTGATGTGTATGAGGGCTTTCCGGCTTTCTACTACAAGACCGAAATCGAACTGCCTGTTAGATACTTCTCAGGCAAGACCGTACTCAGAAAGGCTTTCGTGTACATCATGCACGAAGAACGTCCGCCGGGATTACCAAGCGGTTCTTATGTTCGGACTTGCCTTGAGGGCTATAGCAATTTCAGCTTTGACGAGAGTATACTTCTCGCAGCGCTGAACAATAGCAGGAGGGTTGCCCATGAAATCAGATAACTCAACAACACTTCGCACCTGCCCCTGCTGTGGGGCGCAGTACGGCGGGGTTCCCGCTCTTTCGAGAAAGTACCCCAACACGCAGATTTGCCCCGACTGTGGCACACGGGAGGCTTTGGAGAGCATTGGAGTTTCCGCTGACGAGCAGGAAAAGATTATCGGTATCATTCACAATAGAACACACAGTTCTGACCGCTGATATTTGTGTACATTATTATCCGAAAACCGCTTGATATAATGCGGCTTTAGAGTTAATATACAGTCACCGAAAGGAAAATACACAAATACGGAGGAAAAGGATATGTGGAAACAAGGTGCAATTGGAGTTAAGGACAGCAACGGCAGAATGGTTTCGGTAAGCTACTGGATAAAGCATTACGACAAGCCAAGCGAGGAATACGGAATCAGCGGTGGCAGGATTTCCAAGCTGATGTTAAAGCAGGACGGCAGGGTCGTTTACAACTACGACCGGGGCGAGGACGTTGAACTCCAGACCCCCGAAGCCGAAAAGGCGCTTGCGATTCTGCTTCACGAATACAACTAAACACTTGCGAAAGCCGCCTGCGGGCGGTTTTCCTCGTTATGGGGGTGATGATATAAGAAAGCTGAAAAAGTACAAACAGACAAAATTCAAGCTGAAAACCTCGGTCTACGGTAAATCCGCTGCGGATTATGCCGTGGCTTTCATTGAAAACCTCTGTCATACCAAAGGCACATGGGCCGGAAAGCCGTTCGAACTAATCGACTGGCAGGAGCAGATAATCCGGGATTTGTTCGGAACGCTGAAACCGAACGGTTACCGGCAGTTCAACACGGCGTACATTGAGATACCGAAAAAGCAGGGCAAATCCGAACTTGCCGCCGCTGTTGCGCTGCTCCTCACCTGCGGTGACGGAGAAGAACGCGCCGAGGTTTACGGTTGCGCCGCTGACAGACAGCAGGCGGCTATCGTGTTCGATGTGGCGGCAGATATGGTGCGAATGTGCCCTGCGCTGTCAAAGCGAGTGAAGATTTTAGCATCACAGAAGCGGCTTATATACACACCGACCAACTCGTTCTATCAGGTGCTTTCGGCTGAAGCGTACAGCAAGCACGGTTTCAATATCCACGGCGTTGTTTTTGACGAGCTGCACACTCAGCCGAATCGCAAGCTGTTTGATGTTATGACAAAAGGCTCCGGTGACGCTCGAATGCAGCCGCTGTATTTTTTAATCACTACCGCCGGAACTGATACTCACAGCATTTGCTACGAAACGCACCAGAAAGCCAAGGATATAATCGAGGGTCGGAAAATCGACCCTACTTTTTATCCTGTGATTTACGGCGCTGACGAATCCGATGACTGGACAGACCCGAAAGTGTGGAAAAAGGCAAATCCGAGCCTTGACATTACGGTCGGTATCGATAAAGTAAAAGCCGCCTGCGAATCGGCAAAGCAGAACCCCGGCGAGGAGAACGCTTTCCGACAGCTCCGCCTGAACCAATGGGTAAAGCAGGCTGTCCGTTGGATGCCGATGGAGAAATGGGATAAGTGCGCCTTTGCCGTGGACGAGGACGAATTGGAAGGGCGCGTCTGCTACGGTGGGCTTGACCTTTCTTCTACAACAGATATTACAGCTTTTGTTCTCGTGTTCCCGCCTCTTGACGAGGAGGATAAGTACGTCATTCTGCCGTACTTCTGGATTCCCGAGGACAATCTGACCTTGCGTGTTAACCGTGACCATGTTCCTTATGATGTGTGGGAACGTCAAGGTTATCTCCAGACCACCGAGGGCAACGTGGTTCACTACGGTTTCATCGAGCAGTTCATTGAACGGCTCGGTGAGCGCTTTAATATCCGTGAGATAGCTTTCGACCGTTGGGGCGCTGTGCAGATGGTTCAGAACCTCGAGGGCATGGGATTTACTGTCGTACCTTTCGGACAAGGATTCAAGGATATGTCGCCACCGACAAAGGAATTAATGAAACTGGTTCTTGAACAGAAAATTGCTCACGGCGGTCACCCTGTTCTGCGTTGGAATATGGACAACATCTACATTCGCACCGACCCTGCCGGGAACATCAAGGCTGATAAGGAAAAGTCCACCGAGAAGATTGACGGCGCTGTGGCGACCATTATGGCGCTTGACCGAGCGATTCGCTGCGGGAATGACCATGGGGCGAGTGTTTATGATGAAAGAGGTTTGCTATTTTTATGAGAGGTGAAACAACATGAGCATTTTTCCGGGCTGTTCAAATCAAGGGACAAGCCCCAAAACAGCACTGCCGGCAGCGCCTACCGCTTTTACATGGGCGGTTCTACCGCAGGAAAGAACGTCACCGAGCGCTCCGCAATGCAAATGACCGCCGTGTATTCCTGTGTTAGAGTGCTGTCGGAAGCAGTGGCGGGATTACCGCTGCACGTCTACAAGTACCGTTCGGACGGTGGTAAAGAGAAAGCAATTAACCACTCCTTGTACCGCCTGCTCCACGATGAGCCGAACCCCGAAATGACCTCGTTTGTTTTCCGCGAAACGCTTATGACGCACCTGCTCCTCTGGGGCAACGCATACGCGCAGGTTATCCGCAACGGAAAGGGCGAGGTCATTGCTCTGTACCCGCTTATGCCGAACCGAATGTCGGTTGACCGTGATTCCAACGGAAAGCTGTACTACAAATACTACCGCGGCTCAGATAAAGCCATTCGCAGCAAGGAATACGAAGTCATTCTTTCGCCGGGCGATGTCCTGCATATTCCCGGACTTGGTTTTGACGGACTTGTCGGCTACTCGCCGATTGCAATGGCGAAGAACGCTATCGGACTTGCAATTGCGACCGAGGAATTCGGCGCTAAGTTCTTTGCGAACGGCGCAGCGCCAAGCGGCGTGCTTGAGCACCCGGGAACAATAAAGGACCCGACTAAGGTTCGTGAAGCGTGGCAGTCGCAGTTCGGCGGGAGTTCCAACAGCGGAAAGGTCGCTGTGCTTGAGGAGGGCATGAAATACACTCCCATCAGCATTTCTCCGGAGCAGGCGCAGTTCCTTGAAACAAGAAAATTTCAGATAAACGAGATAGCCCGAATTTTTAGAGTGCCGCCGCACATGGTTGGCGACCTTGAAAAATCGAGCTTTTCCAATATTGAGCAGCAGTCACTTGAATTCGTGAAATACACGCTTGAACCATGGCTTGTGCGTTGGGAGCAAAGCATGATGCGCTCCCTACTTACTCCAAGCGAGAAACAGGAATATTTCATCAAATTCAATGTTGACGGGCTGCTGCGCGGCGACTACGCAAGCCGAATGAGTGGTTACGCTACCGCAAGGCAAAACGGCTGGATGTCTGCGAACGATATTCGGGAGCTTGAAAATCTCGACCGCATTCCTGCCGAGGACGGCGGCGATTTATACCTCATAAACGGCAACATGACAAAACTGGCTGATGCGGGTATCTTTGCGGCGGCTGACAGAGAGGAGGATAATTCTAATGAAGAAGTTCTGGAAATGGACAAACAGGATAGTGAAGAACGAAGAAACGCAGGAGCAGAACCCGGAGAGAACGCTGTTCCTCAACGGCACTATCGCAGATGAAAGTTGGTTTGACGATGACATCACACCGCAGCTTTTCAAGGAGGAACTGCTGTCCGGCAGCGGAGATATTACCGTCTGGATAAACTCGCCCGGCGGCGACTGCGTTGCTGCAGCGCAAATCTACAATATGCTGATGGACTACAAGGGAAACGTTACGGTGAAAATAGACGGCATAGCCGCAAGCGCCGCTTCGGTTATTGCAATGGCGGGTAACAAGGTGCTTATGTCCCCTGTTTCAATGCTGATGATACACAACCCTATGACGGTAGCTATGGGCGATTCAGCCGAAATGCAGAAAGCAATCGAAATGCTGTCCGAGGTCAAGGAAAGCATTATGAACGCTTATGAAATCAAGACCGGAATGAGCCGCGCAAAGATTTCTCACCTCATGGACGCAGAAACCTGGATGAACGCAAACAAGGCGGTTGAACTCGGCTTTGCGGACGGTATTCTTGCCCGTGAAGAACCTATGGAGGAACAGCCCGCTAACGCTCTGATGTATTCAGAAGCGCAGGTGGTCAATTCGCTTATGGGCAGGATCGCAGAAAAGTGTAGGATTGTGCCGAAAACAGAACACAAAACCAAAGCCGAGGATTTATTTTCTCGGCTTGACCTTATTAAAAACTGGAGGTAACGAAAATGACAATTCTTGAACTGCGCGAAAAGCGCAATAAGGCATGGGAAGCCGCAAAGGCATTCGTTGAAACCAAGCGCGACAAGGACGGACTTCTCTCTGCAGAGGACGCTGCTTCTTATGCTGAAATGGAGCAGAAGATAAAGGACTACGGCGCTGAAATCGAGCGCATGGAGCAGATGGCGGCTATGGACGCGCAGCTTTCCAAGCC